ATTTGGCTATCAACGGCAACAGGCATCCCTTCGGCAACTCTCGCATATATGACCAGTACGATGTCTATGAGCTTGACTTCGCTGAAGAACCTGACCTACTCCTTGAGAGAGAGGAAGAAGAGACAATTGAACTTGAACGAATCAACAAAATAAACCAAGTAACCGAATCAGCATACTTCTACGAGAAGGAACTATTCAAGATGTGGTGTAGTGGAATGTCTGCAAGGGCGATCCATAGAAAGACCGACATCTCCGTCCGTGAAGTGTTGAGAGTGGTGAAACTAATGAAAGAACGATGCACACAGAAATAATTGGAATTGCTTGTTTGGCAATCATCATTGTGAACTTTGGCAAACCAGCCGACTTGTTAAAACGCTATCTCTACGGAAACGAATACCACAAATGGAAGCGAATGAAACCACTTGATTGTGCTTTCTGCCTATCGTGGTGGTTGGGGTTGTCCTTCTTTTTATACACTTACGGATGGGTGGGGATACTTTACGCATCCATCGCAACGGTGATTGTCGCACTACTTGAGACCAAACTATGAGCAATATAGAATTCATCCTATCCCTTCAACCACTCTTTGACAAGTGGAAGCAAACCCAAGTATTCCAACCAACTGGAGAGGAAGCAAACAAACTGAACGCAGTCCATCGTGAAATCTTTGGACGCAACTTGCCGAACTGCTCTACCTGTGTAACGGAAGCATTGCACTCACTTTTGATATGGGCGAACCAACAACAAGACGCACTCACCAAAGCACAACTTGCGGACGATGAGCAGAAACCAAAAAGGAGAAGAAAAAATGAAAGCAACGATTGAGTTCAATCTCCCTTAAGAACAAGAGGAGTTTGAAGATGCGACAAACGGATGGAAGTGGGGACACGCTATGTGGCAACTGGATCAATTCTTGAGGACGAAAGTCAAGTACGCACGTGATGACGCATCCGAAGAATCCATCAACGCCTATCAAGATGCAAGAGATGCACTGCATCGCATATTGAGTGAAGAGAATTTGGAAATGAGATGAACGCATTCAACGGGACAATGACGGACAAGGAATGCTTTGACCACGAGTTGAGCATCGGAGTTGATTTGGACAATCAAACTTACACGGAACTATTTAAGTCAACCGCAAAGGAGATATTGGAAATCACCGGAGCAAAGACCTTCCTTGATTGTGGAGGTGGAGTCGGAGCATACACTCAAGCGATGTTGGAACACAATGTGGAATGCACCTATGTTGACCTATCCAAAATACACGGAGAGTATGTCACACGCAAAATCACAAGAAACGACAACTCAACCCTTCAAGTATTCATCAAGGACTTCACTACCCAACAATGGAAAACATTTGATTTGGTAGCGTCTATTGAAGTAATGGAGCATATACCTGACGAGAAGCTCATCCCCTTTCTCACCAACTTAAAATGCAAATACTTTCATTTCTCCAGCACACCCCACAAGACGGACTTTGACGAGAAGTGGGGACATATCAACATCAAGAGCGAGGAAGAATGGGTTCAACTATTTGAGAACTGCGGATTCAAGTTTGACCGTGCAATCTCACTCCCGACATCTTGGTCATTACTATTTACCAAATGAAGAAACACACCTTGACCTACTTGAATCACTTCGGCTATGACATCAGCGACTTCATCCCTTGCGAGGTGTGTGGAACAACTGCGGTTGACATCCATCATATTGAAGCGAGAGGAATGGGAGGGAGCAAGGAAGCCGACAACATAGAAAATCTCCAAGCATTGTGCCGTGCCTGTCACACCAAGTTTGGGGATCAAAAGCAATTCAAACAATTCCTAAAGGACAAACATAAAATCAAACTCAATGCAAAAAGTTAAATTGTCGGACATCCGACCAAACCCAAACAACCCAAGAGTCATCAAGGACGACAAGTTCAAGAAGTTGGTCAAATCAATTCAGGACTTTCCGCAAATGTTGGAACTCCGACCAATCGTAGTCAATGACGAAATGATTGTGCTGGGTGGTAATATGCGATTGAAGGCATTGGAACACTTGGGCATCAAAGAAACATACATCATCAAAGCGAGTGACCTAACCCAAAAGCAAGAGCAAGAGTTTATCATCAAAGACAATGTCGGTTATGGTGAATGGGATTGGGATCAACTTGCAAACGAATGGGATGTTGAGGACTTGGACGAGTGGGGATTGGATTTGCCTTTGGACTTTGTCAAAGAACTGGAAGCCGAAGAGGATGACTTTGAAGTCCCAGCGGACGGAATTGAAACTGACATCGTGTTGGGTGATTTATTTGAGATAGGCGAACACCGATTGTTTTGTGGTGATTCCACAGATAGCGATGCGGTTGCAAGGTTAATGGATGGGCAGAAAGCGGACATGGTATTTACTGACCCACCGTATGGGGTAAGTTATGAAGGTGGTCATAATCAAAAGAAAAGAAAAGGCATTGAAAATGATACACTTCAAGGAGTTGACTTGACTAATTTATTTCGGGATAGTTTAATGAATGCAGACATATTTAGCAAGGACCATACGGCGTTTTATATTTGGTATGCAAATGGGAAAGCAGTTGAAACCTTTTTATCATTTTCCGAATTGAATTTGGAGGTTAGAGCAGTAATTTGTTGGTACAAAATAAAAAGTGGATTAGGCGCATTTATGTCACAATACATTCCAAATTATGAACCATGTATTTACGCATTTAAAAAAGGGAAGAGTTGTCAATGGTATGGTCCAACTGATGAAAAGACAGTGTGGGAATTGAAAAAGGAAAGCAAGAATGATTATCATCCGACACAAAAACCAGTGGAACTTCCTGAAAGAGCAATAAAAAATAGTAGTAAGTTAAATGACATAGTTTATGATTGTTTTTTGGGTAGCGGTTCAACAATGGTTGCATCACACCAACTTAAACGCAAATGTTTTGGAATGGAACTTGACCCAAAGTATTGCCAAGTGATAATTGACCGAATGAAGAATCTTGACCCGACATTGGTGATCAAGCGTAACGGTAAAACAATGGAATAACAATGGCTGGTAAGGACAATTTGAAACCAATGGTGAAGGGTGAAACACGCAACCCAAACGGCAGACCGAAAAAGGTGGACACCATCTTGAAGGAATTGTTTCTTGCTGAGTACAATGTCAAGTTGTCGCAGAGCCAAACAAACGATATCATTCAATCCATTTTGACCAAAAGCCGAAGCGAGTTGATTGCACTTGGAAAGAATGACGAACTCCCTTTTTGGATAGCGATGATTGCAAAGAAAGCAACACGGGATTATGAGAGAGGAAGCATCCATCTGCTAGAGTTATTATTTGACCGGGTATATGGCAAACCAAAAGAAACACAACATCAAACAATAGAATCCAAGAATTTCACAATAACTTTGAATTTAGACAATGACAACTTACATCGGTAACGGATGGGAGAATGAGTACGGACTCAACCTATCAATCAACATCAACAAATTAAACGAAGCCATCAAGAGTGGTGAACTGGTAGTCAATCAATACGGTGATGTCCGTGTCAACTGCAACAAGATGAAAGCACCACACGAGAAGAGCAAAGCCACCCACTCACTTTCAGTTCCCAAACCACGATGAAGAAAACTTGGAGGGGGTTGGATGTTTACCCACCCATTGACGATGAGCTGAAGTTGGTTCACACATCACAAGGCGAGTTCACACTTGCCCGGTACATTGACGAGATGTGGATTGACGAACACACCAACAGGTTGCTTGAGGTGGTGTACTGGATGCCTATTCCTATTTTGCCAAACGAATGAAGATCCTGATTCTCACCGATGGAATGAATGGTGTGGTGTATCACCGCATCTACACTCCGCACCTTCGTTTGCAGTTGGACGGACAAGCGACAATTGATGTCTGCCAATCCCAAGAGGAGTGGATGACCATTGACTTCAAATTGTACGATGTGATTGTGTTCTCCCGATGGCTCGGAAAATACCACTATGATATTCTCAAGCGGATCGCTGATGCCGGGAAACCCTATGTGATAGATGTGGATGACTATTGGGTACTCCCGAAATACAACCCAGCATATTGGGCATACAGGAAGGGAATCAAGAACGCCATCAAGGATGCCATCCACTATGCGGATGCAGTCATCACCACCACTCCGATGTTGGCAAAGGAGATACGCACCATCAACGAGAAGGTGTATGTTGTGCCGAACTGCCTGGACTTAACACACAACCAATGGTCGCAAATTAAGGAGAAAAATGAGACGGTGAAAATCGGATGGGTTGGAGGAATCACACACGAGGAGGACTTAAAGCTCATCGCTGATGACATCAATGCTATGGATGTGGAGTTCTACATCGTTGGTTATACTCCGAGTGAGCATTGGAATAACATCGTCAAACTGATTCCAAAAGCCAAGATTGTGGAAGGCACAAGCGTGTGGGAATATGGCGAAGTATACAAGCACTTTGACTTCGTACTTGCACCCCTTCAGGACAACCACTTCAATCAATGCAAGAGTGAGTTGAAGATTGTGGAGGCAGCAGCGTATAGCATCCCTATCATCTGCTCTGCGGTGTTCCCTTACCTGTACCACACATCAAACGATGGTGTGATATTCACCAACAAAAACAATTGGAAAGCATCCATTGAAAAACTGATTCACGCTGGTCACTCGGTGAGACAATCTATGGGACGGAGCAACTTTGACTATTGCAATACCTATCACAATTTGGAACTGCACAACCTGACACGGTTGGCGGTTTACGATAAATTATGCAAATAAACTACAAGCGACCATATGTGACCAGTTACCAACAAGCCATCCTTGATTGTGAGGAGAGGTTCACGATAACGGCAGCGAGTACAAAGACGGGCAAAACCGCATCGCACATCATATGGTTGTTTGAACAAGCTCTTAAGTGCAAGGATGGGCAATCGGTTTGGTGGGTTGCTCCTGTATACCAACAAGCGGAGATAGCATTCCGAAGGATGAAGACACAAGTCACCGATGTGAACTTCTTTCAAAGCAACGAGACCAAGTTACTGCTCACGCTTCCAACTGGATCCCGAATAGAGTTCAAGTCAGGGGAGAAACCGGACAACCTTTATGGAGACGATGTGTTTGCTGCGGTCATTGATGAGGCGAGTCGTATGCGTGAGGAGTCGTGGTATGCGATGCGTTCAACACTAACTGCCACACAAGGCAAGTGCAAACTGATTGGGAATGTCAAAGGCAAAAAGAACTGGTTCTACAAATTAGGAGAAAGGGCAAGGAGCGGAGAGAATGACTATCGTTATTTTAAGATAACCGCATACGATGCAGTCAAAGAGGGGATTCTCAAACTTGAGGAGGTAGAACAAGCCAAGCGTGACCTTCCTGAAAATGTATTTAATGAGTTGTATCTCGCAGAACCAGCGGATGACAAGACAAACCCTTTCGGTATTGACAACATTCGCAGATGTATCTCACCGATGAGCAATAAACAACCGGTTGCCTTTGGGATAGATTTGGCAAAATATACGGATTGGACGGTCATCACCGGTCTTGATAGTGATAATCGTGTTTGTTATTGTGATAGATTCCAAGCCGATTGGACACAAACTAAACAAAAGATAATCGGAGTTGTAGGAAGAACACCGGCATACATTGACGCAACCGGTATAGGTGATCCGATTGTTGAGGATTTGCAGAGAGTATTGCCAAAGATATTTGGATTCAAATACACAAGCCAATCCAAGCAACAACTGATTGAGAGTTTGGTTATGGAGATACAAGGAAACACGATTAGATTTCCTGAAAACCCATACGGAGATGAGTTAGAAAACTTTGAGTTTGAATACACACGGACTGGGGTAAGGTATACTGCTCCTCCCGGTTTACACGATGACGCAGTAAACTCCCTTGCACTTGCGAACGATTGCAAAAAGCACAATAGACCTGGAACTTTTTACTTTGCCTAAACCGTTACAAATTGAAACGCTATGAAATGGAATAACATAACCATCTACCAACTGCAAGAGATTCACTCGTGTCGTGATATGTCTCACATTGAGAAAACAATGAACACCCTTGCCATCGTGAAGGATTGGTCAATGGACAAGGTGGAGTCAATGCCGATTGATGAGCTGACAAACGAACTGAAGAAGTTGGAGTTCTTAAACACGCTACCAACCGACAAGGTGCGATTCTCTTTCCGACATCGTGGAAGGCGTTGGAAGTTGGCAAAGACAACAAACGAGATTTGCGGTCACCACTTCATTGAACTCCAGCAGGTATTCAACGGAGATATGATTGAGTCCCTTCACAAAGTGATGGCATTGCTGACTTACGAGGTGGATTTGTTGGGACGCACAAAGAAAGGGACGGACGCACAGGCACACTACCAAGAGAAGTGTGAATTGTTCTTGTCGCTTCCAGTTACCACCGCTTACTCCTATGCAGTTTTTTTTTCGGCAGTTTATCCCAAACTATTGGAAACTATCCTAACCTATTTGAAGGAGGAGATGAACCAATTGAAACGGAAGCGTAAGTCCATTGGCGTGGTTGGAATTAGTTGACAAGATTGTCAAAGGGGATCGCACAAAATGGGACACCATCTTGCAGATGCCGTTGATTGAGTTCCTGAACACGATTGCATTTTACAAAGCAAAGACCAAAGAACGGCAGAAACGATTAGAGCAGTCAGCGACAAAGGGATTCAACGCCTATGTTGTGGCTTGTTTGAACGAGATGTTGTAACAAATTTATGGCAGTATTTGTTACAAATTGCCAAAATATAGGATTAGTGGCAAATGTTTGCATTCCCTATCGGGAAGATGTTGAATGTGGTTGATTCAATTCCCTTGTTTTATACCGAGCGGTATTATACCCATACATATATAACTTGCCATAAAAGGGACTAAACTATATGCTTTTGGGTATTATTTGACACTTTATCGTTGGATATTTGTGACATTATCGCAAAAATTCAACTTTAAAGTTGAATCTATCCGTCATAAACTAAACCTATAGGTTGACAATATATTGGTTAAAGTACCTCAAAATCGGTGTAATTAACCATTGTATTATGCAATATGTGCATATTGGTGTGCATTTGGGACGCATAACCCTAACCGCTATTTTCTATCGTGGCACTATCTATCACACAACAACCAAACGAGTATGCTCCAGCGTACAATGATACCAACTTTGTAATTACGGAGTCATCAGGTGGCATCTACACAAAGGACAATTTCAAGTTCATTGCAGAGGTCAAGCAAAGCACCACTTCACTTGCCAAGCTCAAAGCACCCATCTACTACGGAAGCACAAACAAGGGCGTGTTCAACATCGGACGCATCCTTGAGAATTATGTGAGTTATGATTGGAACTACAACGATAGTGCAGCAAGTGGTTGCACAAATTCAATTATGGATTACAAGGTGGAGTTTGGCTATGAATACTCTGCATCTGCCACAGGAAGCGTGACCGAATACACCAATTTGACATCGGCAACTGGAAGCGTTTGGAACGCTGCACTCAATCCGATTGACTTGGTGAACTATGCTGGGCAATATACGATGGATGGGGATGGTTTGTTCTTGACTCCCATCCGTAGCAAGACGATTCACCGCACTCAAAAGGATTGGCTCTATGCTATCCGCAACACGGCAACAACTGCCCTTGTAACTTACTCGGACGCATCCACACAAACAATCAATCTACCATCCACAAAAGTGGTTCGGATTCCATCAGGAAGTCAATTGACAATACCGGGTGCAGCGACATATTACGACATCCAGTTAAAACTTGGGGCAACGGTTCTATCCGAGACATACCGAGTGAACCTGATTGACGAGTGTAGCAAATACGATACAACCGATTTGTTCTTCCTGAATTCGTTGGGAGGGTTTGACTCATTCCGATTTAATAGGGTGAGGCGTGACAATTACGACATCCAGCGAAAGCAATTCAAGTCCAACCCATACACATTGGGTGCGACATACGGTTACACAACATCGGCATTCAAGCAAAAGACCTACGACACCAATATGACTCACAAGGTCAAGATGTTCAGTAACTGGATCACCGAAGCGGAAAGCGAGTGGTTGCTTGACTTGTTTACATCTCCCGTTGTCTATGCTTACGATGGCACATTGGTTGCGGTGAACATAGACGCAACGACCTACGAAGTCAAGAAGCACATCCAAGACAATGCGTTCTTCATTGAGCTTGATATGTCATACTCTTTTGAATCAAAACGCCAACGCCAATGATAGAGATTTTGGTTGATGGGCAACCTTTGGATATTCTCCAAAACCCAAGCATATTGATTCAGCGATCCATTGCGGACATCCGTGAACCTGAATCACGAGAGTCGGAGTGGACAAAGACAATAGAGATTCCCGGCACATCTGCCAACAACAAGATATTCTCTCACCTGTTTGAGGTAGAACAAACCGTCTACGGCACATCGTTCAACCCAAACATCAAAGCCGATTGCATAATCTATGCAGACGGAGTTGAGCAGTTGCGAGGATTCTTGAGATTGATTTCCATCAAGGTGGATGACTCAACACACATCACCTATGAAGTAACTTGTCACGGACAATCTGCGGATTTCTTCACGACCATCGCAGAACGCAAACTCAACCAGTTAGATTTCAGCGAATACAACCACACTTTGTCAAGTGGAAATGTGTTTGATTCGTGGGATACGCAAATACAAAAGAACGGCAGTCCACAAGCTTTTGCATATGGTGATGGCTATGTCTATGCGATGATAGACAAAGGACATACACGACCGATTGACAAGTGGGAATTTGCAGAACTATCCCCATCGCTTTACGCCAAGACAATCGTTGACAAGATATTTGAGGGGACAGGGTTTTCGTACACAAACGATTCCTACTTCAACAACGAGAGATTCAAACGATTGATTATTCCTTCTCCCAATGGCTTTATTGCATCGGAGACGCAGTTGACAAATCGTTTGTTTTTGGCAAGTCGCATCACAAGTGCGTTGTCTCTTGACATTGGCTCAACACTCATCTTCAACAACGATACGAGTGGCGGTGCTTTTGATAATGGCAACAATTACAACCCATCAACTGGAGCGTATACCGTGCCAGTAGGTGGAACATATTCCTTCTTTATGGCATTGGCGATGAGCTTGACAATGTCTCCGTCTTATCGTCCAATATCAGCAGAAGAGATTGACATCAATGTGGGAATGTACATCAATGGGATATTGAGCAAGTCCTTTCATTTGTCGGTTGATCCTAATTTGATGCCACCATTTTTGGAGTATGCGTTTACGGATGTGCAACTCGGAACGGGCGATGTGGTGTTATTCAAGATTACACAACTCTATGATTGGGCTGACAAGTACACGCTGAAGAATACTGACTTTGATTTGTTCCTGAACACGACAAGCACATTTGAGAATGACATAACCGCTTATTCTTTCCAATATGGGGAGAGCGTTGATTTTGGTATTTTCTTCAACACCGAAGTCAAGCAAAGCGATTTGATGATGTCGTTTGTCAAGATGTTCAATCTATACATTGAACCCAACAAAAATCAACCAAAGGTCTTGAGATGCGTCCCACGAGATGAGTTCTTCAACGGAACTCAAATTGATTGGAGTGCCAAACTTGACTACTCTCAACCTGTTGAGATTGTGCCGATGGGAGAACTGGAAGCCAACCCTTACAAATTTACTTATCGGGAGGGCAAGGATGACGGAAACATCAAATACCAAGAGGGATTCCAAAACACATACGGCTCACGAGTTTATACCATAGACAATGACTTCATCAAGAATGAGAAAAAGATAGAGATTGTTTTCGTACCCACACAAATCAAGAATTATGACAACGGTCAAAAGAACTTTGTCTTGTCATCGGTAGAGGGCAAGGAGGATGGTGACTTGCGTGTGTTGTATTATGGTGGTTTGCAATCAGGTGTATCTGCGGACTTTTTTGTTCGCTATTATACAACCGTGCCACCACTTAAAAAGACATCTATTCCCTTGACCTTGCACTATGATAGCATCTCCACGCCAACATTTGACTTGTTGTTCGGGATGCCAAGAGAGATTGGAATAGGTGCTGGTTACAATTACTCCAACTCAAACCTTGTAAACAACTTTTACTATCGGTTTTTAAGTGAGATAACAGGAAAGAACTCCAAGATATTAAGAGCATACTTCCGCATAACTCCAAAGGATTGGCTCAACTTGTCATTCTCGGATGCTTACTTCTTTGAAGGTCAGTATTGGAGATTAAATCAAATCAGCGATTACAACCCAATTGAAGATGGGGTGTATTTGTGTGAGTTTTTGTTGGCACAATTTATCCAACCCGCTGTGCCAGTCATCAAGAAGATGGGTGCTGGAACAGGGCAAGGATCACACACGGACAATTTTGGTGACATCTATCCGGGAGGACAATTCCCATTGAAGCCGGGAATCAAAGGTGTAAGCGTTGGCAATACAGGTGACAATTCAGGCGTGTTTGTTGGCGATGGAATTAGTGGGACTGGTTCGTACAATGCGACATTTGGTTCAACTGATATTCACTTTCCTGAAGGCGTGAACGAGTCGGTTGTCTTGGTGAGTGACGAGTTTGAACCAACAAAGTCAAACACTCTCTATGTCGGAAATTACGAGATGTATCCATCATTCTTGAGTGGTGGTGCAGTTCGTACGGAGACAACAAACTACAATGTGACCAAAGATGATTGGTTGGTTTTGTGTGATGGAACTGCTGGAGCGTTCACCGTGACTCTTCCCGATCCATCAGGATTGAGCGGAAAGCATTGGGTGTTTCTCAAAACAAATTCAGCACATTCAATTACGATTGACACGGCAACTGCTGCAACAATCAACGGAGCAGACACGGAGGTCATCAACAACCACTACGAGAAAAAGTGGATTGTGTGTGATGGAACAAATTATTTTGTAATAGGTAACGGATAAGATATGGCACTAACGGCATCGATAGACCTAACGGTCAAAAAACCTGACTTCAAGTCAATGAAGTCGGAGATTAGAGAATTAACGGTTGCAGCACAACAGGCGGTGATGCAGTTTGGTGAGTTTTCTCCCGAAGCAATAAGGGCAGAACAAGCACTTGCACAAGCTCGTGACCGAATGGATGACTTCAACGACCGAGTTGCAGCAGTAAACCCCGACAAGTTTGCTCAAATCAATACGGTTGTTCAAGGAGTTGCTCGTGGATTCCAAGCAGCACAAGGGGCAATGGCTCTCTTTGGTAGTGAAAGCGAGGACTTGCAAAAGACAATGGTCAAGTTGCAAGGTGCGATGGCATTGGCTGAAGGACTTGAGGGACTTGGAAAGGTTCAACAACAATTTGGGGCATTGGCAAACACAATCAAAAGTCGTGTTGTGACTGCATTCAGCACATTGAGAGGTGCAATTATTGCAACTGGAATTGGTGCTTTGGCGGTTGCATTGGGCTTTGTGGTGGCAAACTTTGAGAAGGTCAGTCAAGCCGTATTGAAATTGATCCCCGGACTTGCCCAAGTTGGAAAGATTATCGGTAATTTGGTGCAACAATTTACGGATTTTCTTGGTATAACATCGGAAGCCGAAAGGTCATACAAGGCATTCTCCAAATCAATCACCACAACCAACGAGGACATTCAAGGTCAAATTGACTTGCTTTCCGTTCAAGGCAACAAGGAACTTGAAATCTTTGAACTGCGAAAGAAGATAATCAACAACCAGTTGGCATTGATTGCAAAGAGAAAAGAGACAGGTGTAAAATTGACAGAGGATGAATTGGAGGAAGAAGCAAGATTGTATCGTGAGCTGAATAACAAATTGAAGGTAACGGATGCAGAGCGTGACAAATATGTGGCAGACAAAGCTAAGGAAGCCGAAGATAAACGCAAAGAGCATCAAAAGAGATTGCAAGACATAGACAATCAAATTGAGGACGAAAAACTGAAGAAGAGAATCACCAATACTGAAGATGAATTTAAGAGATTAGGTGCAGAACAAGTTGCTCAAATCACTCAATTATCACGATGGTATGCCGAGCAAATTGCAATCGCTAAAGGCAACGAAGAGGAGATTCAAAAGATTGACAAATTGTATGCAGAGAAGGCACTTGCCAACGAGGCAGAGTTCAACCAAAAAAGAATTGAACTGAATAGAAAAGCGGATCAACAAATAATGGATGCAAAGTTGTCAATGGCAAAAAGCACCGTTGATGGCTTGACTTCGTTGAATACCATCCTAACAAACGAGGAGAAGAAGAGAGAGAACATTCAAAAGGGTATCGCATTGGTTGAGATTGCAATTGATAGTGCGGTGGCGTTTTCAGGTTTGAATGCTGAATCGGCTCAAGCATCTGCAAAGGTTGCGGGTATTCTTGGACCAGCAACTCCCATCTTCACCGCTGCATACTATGCACAAGGGGTGGCAAGAATCTTGGCGAATGTCGCAAGAGCAAAACAATTGTTGTCAGGAAGTAGTGCATCACAAGGTGGTTTGACTGGAGGCACTCCCATATCAATCAACCCAACAAGTATCACTTCATCATCCCTTCCAACTGAAACAGGAATCGGATTTTCGCAGAGAGTATTTGTGACCGAAGGGGACATAACTCGCACACAAGCAAGAGTCGGAAACACCAAAAGAGTGTCCGTTGTGAAATAACGCTATTTGAATACGATGAAACTACCAGTTTACAAATTAGACATCAACGAATGGGACGAAGAGACAGGCATTGAGTTTGTCTCTCTCGTGGAATCTCCAGCCATACAAAAGGACTTTCTTGCATTTAGCGAAACCCCTATCAAATTTGCCATCCAAGACGAGGACAAGAGAATCGTTACTGGAGCAGCGATGATTGCCGACCTACCCATCTATCGCAGAGACGATGTGCGTGGTGAATACTATGTGGTATTTGACAAGGAGAGCATCTTCAAGATTGCAAAGAAATGGGCAAGGGGCAACAAGTACGATGCAGTCAACACCCATCACCGCACACCCATAATGGATGGCGTGAGCTTGTTTGAGTCATACATCATTGACCGGGAGAGAGGCGTGATGCCACCGAAGGGATTTGACGAGGTTGCCGATGGATCGTGGTTTGTTTCCTACTTGGTAGACAATGACGATGTGTGGGAAAGAGTCAAAGAGGGTGAGTTCAAAGGGTTCTCGGTTGAGGGCGTTTTTGATTTCCCTGAAGAGAAAGATGAACAAATACTTGAGGCATTGAAAGAAGTCCTTTCCAAATGGAACGGCAAGTAAAATTGCAACACCGAAACATAAACTCTAATTTTATACAAATGAACGCAAAAGAAACATTGAAAGAAATCCGCACGATGTTGGG